GCCGTTATCTCGGCCAGGTCGGTCTGCGCCTTGACCTTGCGCTCGGCGATGGCCTCGCGCTCGTGGGGCTCCGTGGCGCCGCCCATGTCGCGTTCGGCCGCCACCAGCTCCCGGCGCGCGGACTCGACAAGATCCTCGCGCGCCGCAATGGCGCTGCTGATCTGCTGCAGTTCGGCGTTGACGCGGGCGTAGTGGGCCCCGTAAGCCTGCACCTGCGTTTCCTGGGCCCGCCCAGCCACAGTGCGGGCGACGTCAGTCGCGGCCAGCGCATCCTGCTCGGCCTTGGCGCGTGCGGCGCGCTCGGCGTCACGCTCGCGGCGGAGCGCCTCGACCTCAGCGGCAGTTGGCGCCGGCTTCTGCGGCTGGCTCGGCTTGGCGACTACCTTCGGCAGCCCATCGGGATCAAAAGCGCCCTCGATGTCGATGGGGATATCGACGTCGATCATCAGCTCGTTGTCAGCCATGCAGTTTCATCCCCGTTATAGCCGCGCTCATAGTTTGGGCGGCGCGCCGCCGCTCGGCTCTCTCTGCCACGTGCCTCTCCACATACTCATGGATGCCATCGATGCCCGCTTCGTCAGCTTCGGCACACAGGCGCCTCATCCCCTGGTCGTAGTGGGCCGCCACGACCGCCTTCCACGCAAAGAATGCGGCGGTCTTCACGTCCGTTGGCAGCGCCCACGCCGCGTCAAGCGGCAACTCGGTGGCGTGCTCGATATCGAGCTGCCGCTCTGCGGCGCGCTCGATCCTGTCCAGCAGGTCGGCGCGCTTGTTGATATCGTCTGGCGTCAATCTGATTGGCCCCGTTCGCTAGTGCACCACGCGCGGATCCTTGACCCGCATGAAGATGCTCGACCACTTGATGCGCTTGCACAGCACGGCTGCGCCCTTGCTGTTCATGCCGCGGAGGGCGATCTCGCGGCCGTCGCTGGCGTTCAGAACAACCCAGTCGCCCTCGTTCGGCGTTACGCCCTCGTAGCCCTGCCCGTTGTTGTGCCACTTGAAGGCGGTTGGGCCCTTCTTCAGCAGCAGATGGGCCTTGGCCTGGTAGCGGGACTCGGTGGCGCGATTGTCGGTGCCGACGAGCTGATAAGGGCTGCCGTCGTGGCGCTTGCCTTCGCTCAGGACGTTGGATTCAACGTAGATCGCAACCAGGCACTCGTCGTCCAGCAGCTCGTACTGGCTGAGGTCGCCGACTACGTCGAGGATTTCGCGCTTCTGGGCGTCGGGCCCGTCGAGCTTCGACAGGGCAACGACGTTGCTCTTGGTAATGGTGGACATCTGGTGTGCGTGCTCCGCTGTCTCAAAGCGGGTGCGGCACGCAAAACCTTATCCGTCCCGAGCAAGTTGCTTCGCGACCTCATGGCATATCTTCTGTGCTTCGCGCAAGGCCCGAATTGCACCTAGCGCCTCGTGATACGCAGCGGCGGTGTCGACCGCGCTGTCCTTGCGGGCCGAGCCAGTGCCGAGGTCGACGCTGTGCTTCAAAATCGCTGCGTCCAGCGCCTCGTGCACCAGCTGGTGGAGCACAGATTCAAACGAGGTGTAGCGCCCCTTGGGCTCGTGCCCAGCCATGTCAGTGGCGGCCAATAACCTTGGGCGTCGCGTGGCTGCAGGTCTGCATGTCGGTCGTCATGAGCGGCTGCGAGGCGTACTTCATGGCGTCCAGGCATTGCGCGTGGTTGGCCTGCGGCCAGCGCCGGTCCCAATGCTGGCAGTCCCGGCACATGATCACGGCCGGGAACTGCTCTTCTCGTGTCGGCGGTGCTGCCTGAGATGGCGCGTTCTGCTGGAGCGGATGCCGCCTGGTATCGTTGATGCTGTCGCTCATGCAGACATGGCCTTTCCTGGCTTCACGTCGCTATCGGCGACCTTCTCCAGCCTCCCTTCGCCGCTGCCGGCGCCGGCTTTCATGTCGACGCGGCCACCGGACTTGCGAAGCGGGATCGGCGGCCCAGCGCCCATACCCATGTCAGGACCGCCCATCGGGGGCGGCGGCATTGGGGGTGCGCCAAGGGCCGCGCCAGGGCCAGGTGCGGCTGGCGCAGGCGGGATAACGGGTGGCACGGGTGGAACCGGGGGGACCGGCGGGATCGCCGGGGCTGCGGCCACGGCGGGCTCGGCGTCCTTCGGCATCACGACCACGTTGACGTTGGTCTTGCTGCCCCCCTTCTTGCCTTTCCCCTTCTTGCCCTTGGTGCGGCCAGCGCCGCGCCCGAGATTCTTGGGTGCGGGCATGCCGCCGACATCGCCCATTGCGAGGCCGCCGTCGGCAAAGCGTCCCTTCTTGGCTGGCACGCTGCCGCCATCGGCCCTGGCGACCACGCGGCCCCCCATGAACCGGCCGGCGAGCTTGCTCGACATGGCCGACTTGGCGGCGTTTTTCAGTCCGGCGAGGAAGGACATGGCTGACCCCTAGCTCCTTGCTTAAGCCGCGTCTTGCGGTTGCGGCGGGAAGATATCCGAAAACGCTCCTGAATCCTGTGGCTCCTCGGACTCAGTCGCCGCGGGACCGACAAGACCCATATCACGCAGCCGCTTGGCGATCTGCGACGCAACGTCCATTGCCTCGATGTACTCCATCACATCCATCGGCTCGTCGTCTGGCACCGTACCGCCGCCAGCCATGCCGGGCTGCAGTGCGGGCATCCCCGGCGGGCCGCCCGGGACGCCACCCACCGGCGGCTGCGGGCTCGGCTTGATGAGCGGCGCCATCTCGCGCAGCTGCTGGTCGACGACGGCATCGCTCTCCGGGTGGGCCGCCAGCGCCTCGGCAACGCCGAGCGCCGCAACGGTTTCTTTCGACGCGCGGTCCTTCTGCTTCTCCAGCGCCGACATCACCACCTTGATGGCCTCTACGTCGATCTGCCTGTTCTTCAGCTGCGCCTGGAGCAGGGCGGCAACCAGCTTGGGGTCCGGCGCGTTTGGCGCTGGCTGCGGCGGCATCAGCAGCGAGGCGAAGTCGTCGATCTTGATCATCGCCGCCGCGCGCGTCAGCACCGCGGGCATGTTGAATAGCGTCGGGAAGCCGGTCGCCATCTGCAGTAGCCCGGAGGCCTTGAACAGCCGGTGCATGTGCGACGGCACGTTCGGATCGGACGCCGGCACAATGCGGCAGTCCTCCAACGCCTGCTTGAAGCGGGCCATCCTGGTGGCCGCATCGGCCCCGAGCGCCGGCCGCTTGTTGCCGCGCCACAAGGCCTCCGGGTCCTCACGGAACAATTCTTTCAGAAGCCCCAGCTCTTCGGCCTGCGCAGCGTGCAGCGCCTTGTGCACGCCGCCCTCGATCTTGGTGGCCTGCTCGATCATGGCCAGCGTCGTGCCGACCGGGGCGTCCTGTTTGCCCTCTCCGATAGGTGTTTCCGCGGTGCCGCCCAGCCGCATGCCGACTTCGCGGATCTGCTGGATCAGCGCGATAAAGGCGGCGCCAATCTCCTTGTAGGGCAGCGGCATGACGGCCGCCCTGATGTCCTTGCCGCCGGTGTCGACCGGGGCACCTCCGCCAGGTGGGACCTGGAAGTTGTTGGTGGTGGTCTGGCGCCCGGCTGCCGCCTCGAACAGGAAGCCCGGGAAGTTGGCGAACATGCCGCTATCAATGGCCAGCCGCAGCATAGCGGTGAGCGCCATCGTGATGTTGCCGAGATAGTGCAGCAGGCCGAGGCCGTAGATGCCGATGCCGGTGATGTAGCTGAAGGCGACGAAGGGGATGCGGGCCAGCTGGTCGGGGTCGTCCTCGCGCCAGTTGCGGCGGATTTCGAGGATCTCGCGGCTGTCGCGGTCGATGGTGACCCGGTACGGCAGGGGCAGCCCGCTGGGCTCGCTCTCGCCTTCCTCCTTGTGCTCGAAGCCCGCGAGGTCCAGTTCGCAGTAGCACTCGTAGACAGTGTAATCCAAGTCCTCGGGGCGGTTCTGGCGCGGGTCCAGGCCGACCACGGTGGCCTTCTTCTCCTCGACGACGGTTGGCTCCGGCGTCGGTGTCGACAGGTCGATGTTGCGATAGACGCCGAGGATCTGCATCCGCTTCATGATCGACGGCCGCATGTTGATGCGGTGCGTGATGCGGGCGGAGTTGTGCAGGTCGGTGACGTTGGAGGGCAGGATCAGGTCGGAGCCATCGACGCTCTCGGACACCGGTCGGCGACGCAGCGGGCAGCGGTAGACCTTCTTGAACATCCCGGACGCGTAGCCGGTCCAGAATAGCATCTTGCGGGTGTCCGGCGAGTATTCGGTCGCCACCGTCGTCAGGTAGTAGTTGAAATCCTTCTGGAAATCCTCTGCCAGCTTGTCGGAGTCGGCAGTCTCGGTGCCTTCGTTCACCGCTTTGCACGGCCCTTCAGCCGGGCATAGCTCGCCGTAGGCATTCGCCTGGAACCTGGTGACCGCTTCCAGCATGATGGGGTCGCGAACCGTGGTCACGGTGACCTGGGAACCGCCGGCCGGCGCCACCACGCCGCCGCCCGGGCGCTCGACCTTAACCGCCAGCAGGTCCATGCCGTCGGCGCGCTGCTGCAGCCACTCCGACCGGTCCTGGTCGTCCTCCTCGATGCCCTCAAGCAAATAGTTGGCGACGCGCCGCAACTCGAAGGGGTCGACGTGCTCGGCCAGATTGTCGTCGAATTTGGTGCTGCCGGGCCGCGCGGGCGGCTGCGGGTTGAGGTCGATGGTGACCGACCCGTCGGGATGCGGAATCTCGATGATGCCGCCATCTACGGATGGCTCGCCGACGTCGCCGTCGGCCATAATGATGACGTCGACCGGCTGCGGTACGGTCTCGGGCTCGTCGCTACTCGCTACCAGGCCGCCCGAGGCCCTGCGTTTACGGGTTCCGGACTTAGCCGGCCTTGCGGTCCTGCTGGCCATTTCCGGTTTCCGCGTCCGCCGGAACGGGCAGCGTGTTCGCGAACTGCGCCGCGCGCTCCAGGGTCGCCATGATCACGTAGGGGTGGATCTGGGAAACCGGGACGGCCCAGAGGTAGTTGTCCAACTCGCGGATCATCCGCTGGACCGCCCCGATAACATCATTGGGCGACAGCTGGAGCGGGATCGGGCCGTTGTCAGTCTGGGGCGCTGGAGCTTCCTTTGCCATGATGCGAGCGGTCCTGCTGTTCGGCAGCTGACAACGCTTGCACTATGGACTGGATCAGCTGGTCCCGCGCCAGGGCGGGATCGGTTTTGAGCGACTCGCAGAACCTGTGCCAGATAATTTGGGCCGTGTCTAGCGGGTCCAACGGATCGCTTTCGGCGAGGCCTATAGACATGGCCGCATTCCACGCGCGCGCCTTGTAGTATTCCCAATGTGCGCGCGCGAACTCGCGCATTCCGGCGCCCGGATTGTAGGCGGGGTAGGCCTCAAGAAACTCCGCCACGGCATCCTCGAATGATATGGTTGCCGGCCACGGTTTATAGAGCAGCGCCAGCGTTGGCGAGCGCGATAACCCCTGATTGCAAACAATCATGACGGCGCGCGGATCGTTGGGGTTGTCGAACTTCGCGCGGTACTCCTCGATGAACCGCATTGCCTCGTCGATGGCCTCCTGGCGGATGTACTTGGGGTCCTGAGCATCGACGAGGTTCAGCATCAGCCTGTCGTCGCGCCGCGCGAACAGGTACTCGGGGTGATCAGGCGGCGCACCGCGCCCAGTGTAGCCCAGTTCCTTGCGGTGCCAGGGATCGCGGGCGGCGAAGACCACGGCCCACTCGGTGCCTAGCCCGGCGTCGAGGTTCTCGAAGTCCTGCTGGTTGCCGACCCAGAGTTTGTGCGCGATCCAGATCATGTCGGCGTCTCCGCGTTGGCCTTAAGGACTTCCCCCACGTCAAACTCGTGCCCATCAATCGTTACCATTGCCCATTGCGGGCAGAGTGCTCGATAGCGCTCCAAGTCATCGCCTCTATGATCATCGGCGAAGTCCTGCCAGTGCTCCCAGGCCATGTTGCCGCTGTGGGTCTCGAAGCTGTCAACGACAGTATCCCACCACGCGAAACGGTAGCCGCTGATGTCAGCGTGGCGAATGTCAACGAAGCGCTTCATGAGCAATCCTCATTTCTCTTCTCCTACAAGGATGTGAACTACGGGCTATTGACGCGGCGCGGGTCATCAGGATCGTTGGTAAAATCGTCTGCGCTACCCTTGTCAAACAAGCCAACCGCAATCTCGGCATCCGAACTATCATCGTAGAAAGAGGCGCCAGGACGCCAAGGCAAGACTGCGCTGATATTTTCGTTGCATACGGCCGAGTCGTAAACAATCACCACGCGCGCATCGGCTGGCTGTAGCTTGAGGGCGGCGATCAGATCGGCAACGGTCATCTCGGCCTCCCCTACCGTGGCGCCGAAAAAGCCGCATCCATCTCGGCCAGCGCCTCATTGAGCAATTCGCGCGCGCGGCGGATGTTATCGCGGGGGGCGCCGTTGCGCTCCAACTCCAAGATGCACGACACTAGCGGCTGAGCCGCGTCGGTGAACGTCTCGGGCCCGACGACCCGGATTGCGCCAGACGCCACCGCCTTGCATCGGCAGTCAAACCAGTCCGCATCGAGCGGGATGCCATGCTCGTCGGTCGGCTTGTCGCTCATCGGCATGCGCTTTCTCTGTGGAACGGGGCACGGTCCCCATGTTACAATGCCCACTGTTGGCGTTTCAAGTCCTGCGTGAAGAGGTCTTTCATGACGACACCGGTCGTACTGACTATTGCTGGCGTCCTCCTCGTCTGGATATCCACAGTCGTGTTAGCCTACAGCACGGGCCACCAGGCCGGGCGCAACCAGGCGCTGTCAGACGCCTTCAGCGGAGCCGCGTGGCTGACGCGAGGCCGCAACACGGGGACCAAGATTGAGCAGGTGTCGCGTGCCGTCGCCCTGGCCCGCAGCGCGCTTGACGACGGCGAGCCCATCGTTGATCCCGGCGTGCCATCCGAAAGCAGCCGCCTCATCGCCCACGCCGCCGTTGTTGCGATGCGGGTGCCAACGCCCGAGATGGAAGACGCGGTTAGGCCCTTCATGCGGGACGGCTGGTCGCACCCGTTCTTTGCCTTCTACGACGTCATGGTGGAGGCGGCGCTGAACCCGAATCCATCGCCGGATCGCGCCCGCGGCGTCACGCCCGAGGGCAAGGAAGCGATCCGCCGGATGCTGCTACCTTTCTCCAACCCAGAGGGGCTTCACTGATGTTGACTCCACAGATCCCGACGTGGCTCATGCTCACCTTGGGCGGCGCGCTTTGGCTGCTTGTCGGACTCCTCGTGGCGATACCCGTTGGCCACCGCCTTCGCTACCGCCGAAGGCTCGACACCCGCATCGCGAGGCCACATTCATGAAGCCGATGACGAAACCCAGGCTGGTGGGCAGCCATCTGCCGTTCAACCTTGAGCGCCAGATTGAGACGGAGATGTACTTGAAATGGAAGGTTAACCGCGACCGGTGGGCGCGAAAGTGGGCCATCCACTTGCGGGATCTGGAGCGCACGGTGACGCGCCGCGCGCTCGACTCTGAGTACGGGCCGGCGTCAGTGGAGGCCGAGCCGGGCCCGATGACCGTGTGGGGGTGACGTGGAAACCAAAGTCGAGAAAACCCCGACGGCTCACCTGCGCTTCGTCGAGCGTGCCGGCAAGCGCATTTTGCAGCAACAATGGGAGGTGACATTCCGGCCCGGTTTGATCGACTACAGCGGGCATCAAGTTTTTCCTCTCACTAAGCTGGAGTGGTACGACGTTCCATATGTAACCGAGACCAAGGAGAAGCCTTAGCTATGTGGCATTCTATCTTTCTGGCACTCGCCGTGGCGGCATTCGCCGTTGCCGCCATCCCCGTCGACGCGCAGCAGCGGACACGGCCGTGCATGACATGCAATGGCACCGGCGACTGGATCAACCCGCGCACGGGCAATATCGGCACCTGCCCCACCTGCCGTGGCACCGGCGTGGAGACGATCAAACCGCCCCCACCGAAGCCCCCGAAGCCGCCTCGCGACAAGGGGTGGTGAGCATGGCGAAGAACAAAACGGCTGGCGCCAAGATCGGCCTCGTCGACCCTGTCACCGTGAAAAGCGGGCACGTAACCCGCATAACGCGCTTCGAGGTGATCGACGAGCGTGCCAAGCGCGCTTTCGTTCGCGAGGGGTGTGACATAGAGTTCAGCGTGCAAGACGACGGCCGGACGCTCAAGGTCTTCGTCTACAAGATGGCCGGATTGCTGGACGTCACGAGAAATAGCCGCTGGCCACGCCGGGCTTCGGCCGCTGCTTCGCCAGCTGTTCCTCGGCAAACGCCCGCTCGTCGCGCCGGATCGCGAGCCCGATCTCGCGCAGGTGCTTGAGCGCATAGACACTGGCGTCGACGATATCGTCGTGGGCGCCCTTCGGGAACACGCTCATATCGGTCACCACCATGCCGGCCCAGTCGCGCCAGCGCCACGCCTGCTGGTCGTCGGGACACATCTTGCAGTGCGGCCGGTCGTGCCCAAAACAGAGGTACTCGCCGGGCGCGTAGATCATGTGGTCCGTGAACATGTCGACCACGGCGTTGGCTCTTGACACCTTGTCGCCGCGGGCCGGGATGAGGTGAACGCCCCAGTCGCGCGCGCCGAACAATCGCCTGATCTCGGCGTTCACGTCGTGGCCGCGCGCCGAGTCCTCGACGATGAGGCGGTGAACGCGGCGGCGCGTGCAGGTGTAGTTGACCCACTCGCACAGCCCCCACTCCGGCATGGCACGCCGCAGGTACGCCTGCTCCTTCTCGTTCGGCCCCCGTGGGACGTGCACACCGTGCAGCGGCAGCCGGCGCTTCCACGCATCCACCAGCATGATGCGGCGGTTCTTGGTCTTCTCGTCATCGTAGACCGCCCACACCGTCAACGCGCTGTAGTCGTCCTCCTGCTTCTCCTTGAACGCGGTGTCGAGACTGGCCAGCACGAAGATAGGCTGGAAATCGTAGGCGCGGGACGGCGGCACCTCGTAGGTCTGCCACCATTCCTCTTTGAAGATGCCGCCGCCGCGGGGCGCGGGGCGCTGCTGGTACTGACCGGCCCAGAGGTAGACCTGGCGCTTGAACGGGGTCATTTCCTTTGAGCCGAAGCGCGCTTCCCAAGCTAGCTCGCCATCTTCGGTTCGTGGGTCAGTCCAGAACGGGGTGGTGCAGTGACGGGCAGCTTCGTACTCGAACGGGATCATAAGATGGGTGTAACCGCCGTCTTCTAAGATGGCGCCAGACACGTCCTCCTCATGTACTCGCTGCATAATTACGACAATGGCGGATTCACTCATGCTGTTGAGACGGTTCGACATTGCCTCACGGAACCACACCACTGTGCCCTTGCGTATCGTGTCGCTCTCGGCCTCTTTGACATTGTGGGGATCATCACAGAGCACGCGGTCCGCCCGCTCGCCCGTGCCCACGCCGCCGATAGATGAGGCATACTTGAAGCCCTGCGCGTCGTTGGTGACGCGGATCTTGCCGTCGCCTGTGATCTTGAAGACGTGCCCCCACATCTCCTGGTACTCGGGCGAGATGATAAGGTCGCGGAACTTGGCGTTGTCCCGCTCTGTTAGTGGTGACGAGTAAGAGAACGCCAAGTAGCGCAGCCACGGCATCCCCATTGGGCCCCACTCAAAAGCAGGCCAGAAAACATTGAGGGTGATACTTTTAGCGAAGCCAGGTGGTACGTTTGCAAGTAGGCGCGTCACGGTGCACGCGTAAAGCGGATTGCCGTCCTCGTCGCGGAGAGCGCCCTTGGTGATCTCCTCCAGATGCAGGCAGATCGCCTCCATCGGCCAGCCTGGCACGAACGGGCGCCCAGGCTCCAGCACGGGCCAAAAATATTCGATGAACCGGAAGAGCCCGCCCGGAAGCTGCTGTTGCCGTGCGCGCTCGATGCGGAGCGCCTTCTCGCGCATCGCGGCGGCGAGCTGCTCCTTGACAGCGCGTGCGTCGGATACGGTAGGGGCGGCCGCCGCAACGGCGCCGCCCGCGATTCCCTTCAGCAGTGATCGTCGGCTGAGGTCCATTACGCCTCGGGCGTCTCCGCGTCCTCCGGCTTCGCGCCGTCGATCTGGATGCACGGCATCAGCAGGAAGCGGCAGAAGAACCGGTAGACGCCCGACGCGTCAACTATCAGTTCTGGCGGAGATCGCCACACTATGATTTCGCCACCAAGCTTCTCGATCTCGTCGCCGAGCGCAGCCATGCGGGCGACGATACGCGTCGGGTCGGCGCTCTTCCACGCGAAGGTTTGGTACTCGTAGCGGACTTTCTGATCGCCGCGCCCGAGTTCGTAGTAGCGCTGCGGTGGGCCCTGGAACTGGACGAACCGCGCGAACGCCGCGACCTTGCCGTCCTGGTCGTACCAGCCGTCGGGGTACACCATGCCGATGGTCTGCGCGCCCGTGCCATCAGAGGCATGATGCGGGCCGCAGTAGACGCGCCGCAATCCGAACGGCGCGAACGCAGAAGTGGACCGCAAGGCCTCCGCGTTGCCCACCCACTTGCCAATCCCGCCCGTGATCACCTCGGCGATCTCGTCCTTGGTCGGCGAGCGCGGCTTGGAGTTGATGAGTCCCATGATCTTGTCGGTCAGCTCGTCGACGATCATGCTGGTCTGCGCGCTCTGCGGCATCGGCGCGGGAAACTTGTCGGGGCCTTGGACGATGGCGGCGCCAGCAAATGGCGCGTTGTTGGCTTGGTCCGCCATCCCACTCTCCTTCCATGCCTTCACGCGCGCGACCGCGGCCTCGGTAATTTGCTTGGCTTTGTGCTTCGCATACTGCTGCGCGTTCGCAAGCCGCGCCCTGAATGTCTCGTGCCAGCCGGGGGCAAGCTCTGACTGTGTGAGAAGAAGGGTTGGTCCATTAGGCCATAACAGAACGAGGCGATGGCCTTGCACTTCGAGGCCATCGAAACTCTCGCCGCCAAGCGCGTCACAAACATGCGGCAGCACCAGTGATCGTGCCTCGCGCAGAGAACCAGGAATTATACCCACGGACGTCGCAGAAGCTTTCGCCTGGCTGTCGGTAGTCGTAGCAGATGCTTGTGGCAGCGCTCGCTTGTCACCCCGCTCCGCCGTGGGATTCTGGCTCTTGTGCGCCTGCAGCCAGCGCTGCTGGTTGGTCAGCTGCTCGGCGCCGCCAAGGCTCTTGCGCGCCAACTCGGCGTCTCGCCCCGTGGCCCATTCGCGCCAGCGCTCCTGGTTGGCCATCTGCTCGGCGACCCAGGCCTGATCATTGATCGACATCGGAAGCGTCTCCAAAGTGTTGGTTGCGGGGGTCGGATTTGAACCGACGGCCTTCGAGTTATGAGCCCGACGCGCTGCCAGACTGCGCTACCCCGCGACAACTTTGCTACCCTGATTTTAGCCGGCGGCGCAAGCGTTACGCGGCTGCGGCGACTCGTTCCTGGATAACTTGCTCATCGGCGGTCTCCCCGAGGGCGTCGATGATGAGGCCCGCGACGGTCTCGCGGCGCTTCTGCGGCCCCAGGAGCGTGGCGATCTTGCGTCCTCTGGCGTCCAGCACGTAGGCGCGATTCCCGTCCCACATCACGGTCCACGGCTGAGGCGCCGACGGGTCGACCTCGTCTGGCACATAGTTCGCGACCCACACTTTGCGCCAGTGCGCTGCGATTATGGGGTGGTCCAGCGCTCGGTCACGGCTGTTGAACCCCTTGCGGAGGGTCACCGTGTTCCCGGAGTGCGTCTCGGCCATGACGGCGTACATGGTCTTGATCATGGCCACCGCTTGTGGGCTGCGTTGGTGGCCGGCGTCAAGAACAAAACGTTAAGGGTCGGCCATCAGTATGACCCGCGCCGTCCCGGCGGCATTGGCGGCGTGTTGCGCCATCCCCACCAGCGGAATGGCTGTCCGCGCCCAGGGTAAGGGCCGCGCTCAACGTACTGCTCGCCACGTTCGTTTTGGATGGTGTCGGGGAAGTCGGCGAGCATCTTGCGCCTGGCGAGCATACGCTCTGGGTCGACAACGCCGCCCGGCGTCGTGTCCATAGGCACGAACCGGCGCTCGCTGTAAGCGCCGCGATCAATCTCCCTCTGCCAGTCCGGCGGCGGCGCAACGGTTGACACCATGCCACCAGCGGCGTGCATGCGGCTGCGTGGGGGTGGCTGGGCCTCATCGAACATGCGGCGAGCGTTCCAGTAGGCTTCCGAACGGTCCATATCGCGCAGCATTCGCGACGCCGCTATCGGTTCGCCCGTGCGCGGGTCTAACTCATACAGTCCCCGCTGCCCCTGCGTAGGACCGCCGGGGCGAGACTGCGGGATAGACACCGGCTCCGATTGCGGGCCCTCCATTCCACGGAACTGTCGCACCTGACCCTGAAACTCCCTCGCCCGCTCTGGCCTAATCCTGGCGCCCCATACGCCCCCTTGGCGGCCGGATCGCAGATAAGGGGACGATTCGCCAGGAGCGAGTGGCTCCAGCGCGTGGAAGTCGCGCTGCGCCTGCGTCGGTAGCCGCGCCGCCGTGGCATCCATGCGCTGTAGCAGCCGCATGACCTCGGGGTCGCCCGTGCTGCGGTAGAGCTGGCTCATCTCGTCATAGAGTGCGCGCGCCGGGGCCGGCGAGTGGGCCGGGAGACCGGGCGGCTCGTATCGAGGCCCCCCGCCGACAGCCGGGTTATCGATGATGGTGCCCCCGCGCCCGATTAGCCTGTTCGGCGGCGGGAGTGGTGGGATGCCGGCATCGCGTAGATACTGGCCGTATGGCGACAGCGGCTGCGGAGGAGATGACGCAGGCCCCACCGGCTCATAGCTCCACGTCTCCGTATTCAGCCGGTACATGCGCTCGGCGGGCGCTGGTGACGACCTTGGTGCGCCAATGCGCGCAGGCATTCCCCCTGGGCGCAACGCTCCCGCCCCGGTGAACACACCCTCGCCGATAGCCGACCACAGTGGATGATTGGTGCGGAACTCTGCCGTGGCATCTGGGTCTGGCGCGCGGTTCCTGCGCATCCAATCTATGGCCGGCCCCAAGATCGGCACGCTCGACGCCTCGAACGCATACTCTCCGCTGTCGCGTGGGATGCGGCCACCCTCGGCCCGCACCGGCGGCTCTGGATCGGGCGGCGGCAACGCCGGCACGCTGTATTGATCCAGCGGCGTGGTAGGAGCGCGCCGCATCTCGCTCTCGCTCGGCGGCGCGTCCCTCTGCTCGTCGGGGAATTTGAACCGGTAGGGCCCACGGTAGGGGTCGACGAACGCAGGGCCGAAGCTCTGCCCTGGCGTTAGGTACTGCGCCAGTATGTCGTTGCGGCGTGCAGGCATTGTTGCGTCCCCCGAAGC